ATAATTATCATAGAATTGCTGAGAGTGGTATGGTGAAGCCTATGAGAGCAAAGATTGAAAAGAAAGATGAGCTGCGAGATCTGGAAAGAGTATCTCAAGGAAAGACTAGGCTCTTTTTCGTAGGAAATAGAGCGCATTGCATCTTTATAAAACAACAGTTTGGCCATATGTGTAAGGTGTTGAAGAAACATTGGGTATTGTCAGCATGTTCAGTGGGATGTAATCCTCATTCAATAGACTGGTCCTTAGTCTATGATAGAGTGTTAAAATTTCCCAATGCATTTGCTATGGATGCATCAGCATATGATGCTTCAGAAGAATTCAATTGGCTCATTCTTTTCTTTCATTTTTCCAACGATAATTTTTATCGTTATACGCCAGGGTCAAAGGCATACGTAAAATTATGGTCGGCTACTCAGTCCTTGTTTTGTTTTCTTTTCAAATTTGGGAAAAATTGGTATCAGACTATATATTCCAATCCCTCTGGTAGTTGGTTGACAACGCTTATAAATAGTTTTGTCTTGCATTGTTTATTTAAGGTTACATATTTGGAACTCAGGAAAGTCCAAAGTCCTGAGTGTTGGATTTACAAAATGGAAGACAATGTGGCATTGTGGTGTAACGGTGATGATAATTGTGGTTCAGTGAGCAATAAGGTTGCTACTTGGTTTAATATGTTGACTATTGCAAGTTTTACTAAGAAGCACTTTGGTGTCACATTTACCGGAGCTGATAAATCATTTGTTGAAGAACCTTTTTGTAAACTCTCTGATGTGTCATATTTGGGAAGGGGTTTTGTGAAACAACCAGATGGGACGTTAAAAGCTCCTTTACGGTGGACCGCCATAAATGGAATGTTGTTATGGACTCGTGATCCTCCTGGGGACTTAACAATATTCAAACAGAATTTGGAGACCATAGTACGAGAAATGGTCCATTATCCTGAGGAGGTTTACGATGAGATGGTTAATAAGATTATGTTTTACTTGAGAAAACACAATCTTACCATAAATCCTAGGATATTAACATATGATTCTCTCATGCGAAGGAGAGAGAATACATATAATGGAGATGTTGATTACTTAAACACCTCTGAAAATCATTATTCCTTCTGGTAAAATCGCCGTGTGGGCGTTAAACACCTCCATTGTGAAAAGGTTTACCGTTAGTCTGTATTTTAGTGGTTTGGTGGACTAACAGGCTGCTTTGGAGAAATAAACTATGCATTCAAAATCTCAGTGTATTTGTGCGTTCACTGGGAGAAATTTTTGCACAGCCGAACAATTAGATCATAAAGAGGATGCATCTGTTCCTAATAAATCAGATGATATTTCTTTGGCTTCATTAGAAGTCAATAATCAAGAAGTGATTTCACATATTTTTAGTGTAATCACAACCAAAAATCCCAAGCAGGATATTGGAGAGAATGTTGCCAATAAGGTGTGGTTTGACAATTTTGTTAAAGTAGATTCCGGAAATGTAACATCAGGAGTTGTCCTACTCTTTAAGCCCTTTGCTCTGTATAGAGTAGTTACCTGGGTCCAAGAACAGTTGGAACAAATACTTTACAATAATGCTTTTAGTAGATT